ATGGCCCCGGCGATGAACGCGAGAGTGACCTTCACTAGATCTTCCCTTCCTTTCTGAGACGGAAGAATATGGCAGTCACCTGCCCATCCGTCATGTTGTCGACCTTTTTAGACCACTTGATCGAATTCGGATATGCCTTCTTGACCAGCTCCCTGGTAGATATACCGGACATCTTTCGTCCACCTATCGCACTTGGATGGGCTCCGGGTCCGGAAGATTCAGGATGAACCCGTCTCGTCCGGACTGCTGGACATAGGCACGATCGATATCGGCCCATCCCCAGTTGTTATCAGTGTGATCGATCGGGTAGTTCGCGATCTCGTAGTACTGGGCGACCGTGCAGAAGCCCTGTTCCTCGATCACACCCTCGATATACGCCTTCGCCTTGGACGCATCACTCCGGTACTCGAAGAAAACGTCAACGAGCCGGTTCGAAGTACGGCGCATTGCCATGGGCTGAGGCTTGTAGTATGCGGGCTGCTGACCATACGGCTGGGCCACGATGGGGTTGGTTCGAGAGCCGATGGGCGGCTTTGCCGAAGCGTGGTAACCGTTGTAGCTGTGATGGTTACCGATGGGACCGCGCACCTGGTATGTACCACGCATGTCGTGCAGACCGGAGTCGCCCCTGTGGATGGCACGCTCTGCCGATCCATAGAGGCTATTACCCATCGTCTGGATGAGCTGAAGGGCCATGTCCTTGATCATGGGGACTACGATGCCCTCGAGGAGCTGGGTACCGAAGCTGACACCGTCTTCGGCGAACAGGTCCTTGGTCCGGGACCAGAGACCCTTCCGCTTTATCGTTGCCCTGCCCTGGAGTACCGGCTTCTCTACCTTCTCAGGTCCAGACTTCGGTTCCTCCTCGGGTGTCTTGGGAGTCGAGTCGTCCTTGAAGGTGTTGCCGGGAAAGTCAGTCACGAATATCCTCGATTCGCGAAACCCAAACCCCTTGTGGGGGTAAGGGGTTGAGTGGTTTACGGTTAGCTGGCCTTCTTGGCCGGGGGCTTCGCGTCGATGTAGTCGTCGATGTGCTGGTCCACTTCCTTGCCGAGCTTGTAGATGTTACCAAGCGCGAACGAGAAGCAGATGCCAATCAGACCTTTGACGATAAACTTGACGTGCTTAGGGTCCATGGTGGGGCTCCAAAACGTAGGGGTCTCTTTATAGGCCCTGTAAAATATGCGAGGTCAGTACCGTCCGTAGACGGCGTAGGGCGATCCATCGGTGTAATTCGTGATCGGCCACTCGCCCACGATATGAGCGGTTGTCCGTCCGTAATTCGCGTTGAGCATGTAGCCCTTGCCGTTCCGAACGCCGGTGAATATCCCGACGTGGTAGACGTAACCGCTGCTGTCCTTGATGAATATCAAGTCACCGGGCTTGCGGTTGGAGGCGCTGATGTGCTGCGAGTGGTTGTACTGATCCTTCGCGACACGAGGGAGAGTCTTACCGTGCTGCCTGTAGGACCAGTAGATCAGACCCGAGCAGTCGTAACCTCGAGAATATCCACCCTCGTTCCCCCAGACGTACTTCGCACCCTTCTGGGTGTTGGCGCTGGCCATGGCCTGTGCTCGGAGCGTTGTTGCAGCGTCAGCATCCGGTGTCGTCGCGAAGAAAGACGCGATCATCAGAGCGGATATGACGACGAACTTCGTGGAGCTCTTCATGGTGCTGTCCAATCCTTGGAAGGGTTTCAGCTACTGGTTGAGCGAGTTGGCGATGTTCAGAATGCAGACATATGTCCACAAAACGAACGCGGATATGACCGTCGCCGTCCGTGCAGCCCGTAATAATCCTTTGGGCGATGTGAACTGCTTCACGAGTTTCCTCTCTAGAACGTGTCTCGATATACCAATCGCCAGTCCCGATACCAACCGTTCGAAACGAGTTGGTAGCAGTGCTTGTCGACACCGTGGTTGATCCACATCAGGGGTCCGATTTTCCAAGCGGAGAATCCTGGCTCATGGTGGATACCCTGAGGTATCGATGTAAGGAACGATTGGCCTACGTAGGGTCCGTCAGCACATCGAACACTCAGCTTCATTTTACTGGCTCCTGGATATCGATAAAGCGATGAGTGGGGCACATGTCCTACCCGTCCTCCCTACTTGGAGAGTCCGGGGTCTCGGCTGTCGTTTGAAATCAGCATCCGGATCATGGCCGCGGGTGAGACCCCTACGTGGCCACTTGCTGATTCCCCATTCATCATGTTTCTAGTGGAAGAACGACCAGATATGGATCGTCAGGTCGATTCCCACAATACCGGTACAGACGTAAAGCCAGTCGACGCGCTTGAGCATGACTCTACGCCGACTTCTTCGCGCCGGGCTTGCCCTTGTACTTCGGCTTCTTGTTGCGAGGACCGTGACTCGGCTCGTTCCGACGCAGCTCCTGCCGACGCATGGCGATCCCATGCATGTGAGGGTCCATGTCCTTCCAGTCACCGGCGATCTCGCGGAACTCCGGCTCGGGAAGCTCGAGCAGCTCAGCGTCCGTGTAGGACTTCTGATGCTTCGCCTCCCACTCGTGGATGAACTCCATCGGGAACATATCCGTCAGGAACTTGACGCCCTGATCCCCGGACTGCAGGAGGTCTACGAAGAGCTGGTTGTAGGCGCCGGTCGCGAAGAAATCCTTGTGGACGTCCGGGTAGTCGCGAGCCTTGAGGAAACGTGCTTCCTCTCGGACACCCACACCCTCCTCGATCAGCGCCTTGTAGAGCAGGATGAGCTCTCGGTTGTCCTGAGCCTCGATGATCGCGTCGAGATACTCCGAGAGATCCTTGCGGTGAGCAAGCTTCATCTCCGCGATCTCCGCAGGAGTGATGCCGAACCAGAATTCGCGAGAGACTTCCTTCTGAGTGAAGGGGTCCTTCCAAGTTATGGTACGAGGGAACATGCGAATATCTTTCTGTTGATGCTAGTGGGGGTAGAGCTTCTAGCTCTCGTCGGACTCGGAGGCGGGGGCCTCTCCGTCCTCGGCGGAGTTCTCGTCCGCGTTCTCGACGATCTCCTCCACCACGGTCTTGGCGGCGAACTTGACGGCCGTGAAGGTCACTGCACCGATGACGCCGAGGGTGATCAGGATGGGCTTCTTGTTGTCCTTGACCGTCTTGATCGTGGACTTGAGGCGGTCCTTCAGGGTCTTCTTGCCGCCCTCGATGACCGTCAGCTCCGGCTGCTCGTTCGAGTCCTCGTTGTGGCCGCTCTCGTTGCCCTGGGCGGGGATGGTCGCGTCGTTGATCAGACCCTGGTTCTTGGCCTCGGCGACGACGTCGTCAGCGGTGATGTTCTTCTCGCTCATGGTGAAGCCTTTCAGTTCCCGAACACGTCGTTCGGGCTAGATGTGAAGTAGCGGAGGGCGGCGCGGTAATATGACTCACTCGCGCCAGCTCTTCAATGCAGATACGAGTACTTGTCCATGGGAAGGCACTCGTCGAAACTGATGTGGAGGCACTCGTCTCCACGCTGCTTGTCGCCGGACCAGATGTAGGTGACTCGCATCTTGTTGTCCGGAGTCCAGCCAAACATCTCACCGACTTCGACGGCGTCGAGTCCCATCATTCTGTAGAACTCGTTCACCGACTTGAAGACATCACCGAGAAGCTGTTCGTTGAAGTCGTTCACCACAGACCGGATCGTCTCCATGTCACTGGTGAAATATCGACCGGTCCACTGGTCCTGGCACAGAACGCCACCACCGTGATGGGTGATGTGGATGTGCTTGTTGTCGACCGGGTCTGCCTCGGCACGGTCCTGGACGATCTCGTCACGGATCGCCTGTTCCTTGTTCTTGCCGACCTTGGAGAGCGTCTTCTCGCGGTACTCGCGGAAGGCCTTCTCGGCCGACCTGTAGCCGAACGCCAGTGCAGCGGCACGGTGGTCACCGATTCGCTTGACCGAGACGATGGACGCAACGGTCATGGCTGCCAGGGCAGCACCGGGGATGTAGTTCCGCCAGGTCGTGTCGAAGATCTGACGAGAGGACATGCGCTCGTGGTGGTCTTCCTCGATACCACGAACTTCGTAACCGGACTTGAAACCCGCCCGACCGATGAGATATGACGTCGCCACAGTCCCAGCCACCGCGAAGGCGGTCAGTATCGCCGGCGAATTCTCAGCGGCGGCCTTTCCGGCGCGATGAATAACCGCGCTCAGATCGAATGCCATGGTTCTGCTCCTTTGTGAATATCGCCGACGATAACGACGAACTGTGTGGGGGTTTACTTCTTGGCGTTCTTGATGGCTTCGAGGAAGCCCGCCCTCTTCATGACGAAGACCATTCCGGCGGTGACGCCAGCTCCTCTGACAAAGTGTGCACCGAAGTCCACGCCCGTTTCGACGAGAGCCCTGGTGAAGATGTAAGTCTTGGTCTTGGGCTTTTCGTTGAGAAGCTTACGGCTGTACTTACGGTACTCTTTGGGTTCACTCACGCGGATATCCCTATCGCTTGGTCTTGACGCTGGGAGCTTTGTAGGCGGGTGCTGGAGCCTTCGGCGGAAGAACCTTCGCAGGCTGTCGTGCTTCCTTGCGAGGACCCTGATGCGGCTTCGAGGTCTTCCGCGTCGACGGAATATAGACACCGTGGTGATCAGTCACGGTGACCGTAGGGACTACGCCGGAAGGCTCGTTCTTGGTGAGACGAACGGTAGTTGAAACGCCGAGGATCGAGTACTTGTAGCTGAGTACGCCGTCCTTGTACTTGAACGGCTTGTCCTTCTCCTCGGAGGCCAGCATGTAGGTGGCCAGAGCATCTTGGTCGCCGTGCGAGTAGTACGTGAATGGCGTGGCGGTTGACTTGGTGCCGTCGAACGTTCCGAGCCAGTAGATGTAGCTCGAGTCGCGCCCAACAACCCAGATCTGTATCCCGCCCGCAGTCACCTCTGCTCTTGCGAGATCTTCACCATCCGTACCATGCTGGTACCAAGTCCCGATGAGGCTCTTCGGAACGCTGGAAGACTCCCCCGAGGAGCTTCCGCACGCCGTCAGCAGAGCCATCACCATGAACGCGAGGATGGCGAATATGGCTATGACGTTTCCCGTAAGACCCGTCGTCTTTCTGGACACTTCTTCCCCCTGCTATTCGGGCTCTTCATCATTTTTGATGCGAGCTTTCATGTTTTCTTCGTATTCGATTTCGTGGTCGGTCTTCTCTGCCAACGTGTAGAAGTTGACACGATAACCGTCCGCCTCACTGACCCAGTGTCGGAACACCTTACCGTGTTCTCGGGCTCCTCGAAGAGTTCCTTCTGGAACGACCAACATGGTGTTGTAGTCGTAAGGAACAATCGTCCGCTTGTACTCGGCGAGTTCGGAGTCCTTCTTGTAGTAGGCCATCCATCCCGACATGGAGGCCAGACCCATACCCGCTCCGGAGATGATCAGATATGCATACTGAGTCTCCGGCTGTACGTGGATGGCTTGGAGAACGACCTTCGCCGTTCGAAGAAACTTCTTCACGACCGAACCTTTCCGAGAAATGCGAAACCCAAACCCCTTGTGGGGGTCTGGGAATTGAGCGGTACTACTGGATCAGTCAGTCTTCCTCGGTGTTCTCTTCGTCTTCGTCGGTGTCCTCGTCGGTGGTGGAGTCCTGGACGTCCTTCGCGACATCGCTGAGGAACTTGAACGCGACGAGGGCCGCACCTCCGGCGGCGACGGTGACGGCTCCGAGTACGATCAGTGTCTTCTTGACATCCGATCGCGATTCGGGAGTAACGTCCTCGCCTTCAGCGGGGGTACGACCCATCTTCTTGTCCACGTCCTGCATGATGCGGGTGAGGAGTCCAGTCTTCTTGGCCTCGGGGTCCTTGGGGGAGAAGAACATGATGGTTTCCAATCTGAGTGGTAGGGGTCTCATTATAGGCCTTGTTTTTCTTGCGAGGTCAGAGGCCTTTTTAGCGCTTTCCGCGCTCGATGATGATCTTGCCGGTGGTCTTGACGATGGTGATGGCCACGATGACCAGACCCCACCTGAATGCCGCGCTCTTCAGGTATGGTTTGATGATCACCCGCTTCAAGTCACCCACGATGTTGTCGGACGCCTGGATGAGCTTGTCGACCGCTTCGTTCTTCTCGGCCTCGAGCTTGTTGTTCGGGGCGGTGATGTCGAAGACTTCTTCACTCACGATACTTCTCCTGTCTAGCTGCTGAAGTCAGGGCGACCGTAGCGGCCCTTTGTCCGATAGGTCTTGGCTCGCTCTTCGGCTTCCTTGGCGTAGGCCCGCTTGCTCTGGTAGCTGCCGAAGGAGTCGATGAACTTGGCCGCTCCCGTGAAGAATGCAGCACCGGCCAGTAGTACCCCAATGGGGTTTTCGTCCCAGGCTTCCTTGAGTCGTCCGACAGCTTCGTTGATGCCCTTGCTGATCGGGTTCTTCTTGGTCTCGTTCTCGGTCATGGGAATATCCCCCTAGTACTGGTCGAGAATACGAAATCTGTGGTCCCAGACTTCGCGATAGTTCGTCCCGGGTGTGGAAAGAACTTTGATTGCTTTGGTTTCGCCGTTGACGGTCGTAAGACCTTGAAGATACGTTACAACGTATCCTTCTTCCTCCCTGAGCAAGGTGAGCACGTAGCGGAACGAGTTCTCGGATACGCCAAACTTCTTGTGCATATCCTTGGTCACCATGACGTGGTCGAGTTTCGCGACCAAGGCTCTGAGTTCGCAGCGAGTCTTAGTTCGCCACTTGTCGTTGATCGTGAATTTCTCCACGAAATATCCCTTTCGCGAAACTCAAACCCCTTGTGGGGGTCTGAGCTGTTGAGGTCTTACGGGGAATATCAGCCTTCGGTGGGAATGTCCACCTCGATAGCCTTCTTCGCGATTCCGGCGATCACGCCGATGCCGACAACGACGACAGTCTTGATGACGATGTACTTGAGCAGCGTCTTCCTCATGTCGCTCTTGACAGCAGCGATGCGAGCGGCCTCTTCGGGGGAGAGGGGCTTGGTGGTGGAGTTCTTGGCGTTGGGCATGATGTCTCCAATCGTAGGGGTCTCATTATAGGGCTTGTTTTTTGTGCGAGGCCTATTAGCGCTTGTAGAATTTGATAGACCAGGCGATTACGAAGAACATAAGTGCTAGCTCGTAGTTCTCCGAGATCATGATGATGAAGCCAAGAATGATCGCGAAAAGGATCGCGTCAGCCTTGACTTTGTCGTTCATGATTCATCCTCATCGTTGTCCTTGATGTTGTAGTACTTCTTGCAGCTTTCCCAGCCGTTGTCGAATGCTGCGTCGTGTACTCGCTTCATCTCACGTTTTTGGTATTTGAATGCGAATACGACGATGGTTGTGGCGACGGTAAGCATTTTGCGATTCATTACTACTCCGTTTATTTGACGAAAGCATAAACCCCTTGTGGGGTTCAGAGGCTTTTGAGAAATCAGGCGCGGTTCTTCTCGGCGTACAATTCGCGAGCGAGTGCGAAGATGTCGTCACACTGCTTCTTGGCGTCCTCCTCAATCAGGAGCTTAGTGCCATAGGCATAAACTCCGATCAGAGCAGCAACGCTCGAAACAGCGGCGACAGCAGCAATCTTGGCGAAGGGCATGTCGATTCCAATCGGTAGGGGTCTCATTATAGGCCGTGTATTATTTGCGAGGTTCTACCGAATTTTCCCCGGCGGAAAATTTTAGAATTTGAAAGGTATCACCGTCCAGAACATAGTGTATGTATATTTGGGATCTGTACCGATATGCTTACAAGCGTCCTCGAACAAGTATTTGTATAGCTCCTCGCTTGATTCTTGCCACTTGATCCATGCACTGATAGTGCCTTTGCGGTTTACCGACGGGGATTCGATGGTCATAACGTAGAAGAACTTCTTTTTGCGTCGGAACATTTAGAGAACACTCCTATTTTGACGAAACCCAAACCCCTTGCGGGGCGGGTTGAGGTTTTACTAGTCGTTGTCAGCGCTTCGTGTCTTCTTGACCGCGATCTGGCTAGCTGTGTCAATCGCCTTGATGGCTGCGTAGATTCCGATCACGACAGCGGCACCGACCTTCAACACTTCCTTGCTTCGCTCAGCAATGAGCTTGACAGTTTCAGGGTCGACAGTGATGTGGCTGTTCGTGGAGGAATCTCCGTCCTTGGGGGTCTTGACCATCTTAACCTGGATCGCGCGGTCTTTGTTTCGTCCAAAGAGCATGATGGTCCAATCGTAGTAGGGGTCTCATTATAGGCCTTGTAAACTGTGCGAAACCCAAACCCCTTGCGGGGCGGGCTCGTTTAGTGATTCTCTAGAAGATGGGTTGTGTAAGCAAAAGTCCATTCGATCTTTTTGTGTTCATCGTCCCGGATTTTGTCATCCAGATACATCCTCCAAATGACGGAGTTGGCGTAGTTACGAGCACAGTTCTCAGCTATGGTTCGATTAATGCGCTTGCGTTCGGCGTGGTCCTTCATGAGTATGACGGTTTGTAGAATGGCAAAGGGGGCGACAACACCTAGAGTGTAAAGGATCTTTTTCATAATGATTCCAATCGTAGTAGGGGTCTCATAATAGCCCTTGTAAAACGTGCGAAACCCAAACCCCTTGCGGGGCTGGGTGTTGAGACTACTTCTTGTCCGGGTAGTACTCGTGGTACTTGGATGCGATCATCGAGCGGTCGTTCAGAGCCATGTCCCAGCCTTCCTTGTGAGCAACCTTCTTGATTCGGTCGGCCTCCTTAAGAGAGGAGTTCACGACGCGGGTCATAGTAGAGTTGGTCTTGATGAGGGCGGCAACGTAGCCGAGAGCGAACATGACGATCGCGATCACGAAGTAGATGAGCATGACGCAAACCTTTCGTAGGGGTCTCATTATAGGCCTTGTATTACATGCGACCTTTTAGAGAACACTCTCATTTTGACGAAACCCAAACCCCTTGCGGGGCTGGGCGTTGAGATCTTTGATGGTTAGTTTGTCGGTCTTACTTCTTGATCATGATGCCGACAGCGGTTGCTGCACCAATGGCGAAACCTACGCACGTACCGATCAGACGGATGTTGGCGATCTTGCGATCGCGGTTCATCTCGTCGATGGCGCGGTTGAGGTCAGCCAGCGGGCTAACGATCTGCTGCTGAGCAAAGTTGATGTCGAAACGGGGAGCGGGCATGGTTTGTCCAATCAATAGGGGTCTCATTATAGGCCTTGTATTCCGTGCGAATTAGGACAAATGGGCGAAAGCTAAAGCCCGTGTGGGGCCGGGCCTTAGCTATGAGACTGCTGTGATCAGCCTTCCTTCTGGGGCTTCACCCTGACAAACTTCACTGTTGCTGCTGGTGCATGGTATTGAGCGGCAACGTCGTTGAACTTGAAGTCGTAGTAGATCCTTTCCAAGCCTTCACCGCTGATGTTGTACTCTCCACGTGCCATCCTGATAGCAACGTAGTGCCACTTGTTGCTAGCCTTCTCGGTCTCAGCCAGCTTAACGGCTTCACGCTTGAGGGCTCGGTAGGCGTAGATCAAATTCAGCGTCGTGAACGCGTAGAAGCTGATACTACGAAGTAGTGCTTTAAGCATTTCGCTCCAAACGTAGGGGTCTCATTTATAGCCCCTGTAAAATTTGCGAGGAAATGCTTAACCCAAACCCCTTGCGGGGCGGGCTTTTGAGATCAATTATGTGCTCGGTAGTTCATGTAAGCGAACTGGTATTCGCGCTCCATATCATCCTTCGTCTTCACCTTGTCATCCATGAACAACTTCAATACTTGGTAGGTTGCGTAGTTCTGGGCGTCCTTCTCGAGCTTCTGAGCTCGACTGGCTTTCGCCATGGATACGCTACCCTTGAGTACGAATATGCCACAGAGGGCAAGGCAAGAGATGATGTATGCGAGCGCGGCTTTACCACCAACATTTCGCATGAATTTTCCAATCTATAGGGGGTCTCATTATACCCCTTGTAAACCATGCGAAAAAACAAACGACGTGTAAACCTTGTTAGGGGTCTACACGCCGTCTGTTTTAGACCTGCGGGTGGTGATTCAGAATTATCGGTTCTTGGTCACGAACGAGAAAGCCTTCGTGGTAACGGCATGTCCGTGCTCGTATCCGACGATGAGCGCGATACCGAGGATACTCGAGATCGACGACAGCACAGCGTCCTTGCTCAGATTGTTCTTGGAATCAACTTCCTTGAGCTTGTAGAGCTTGGCCACCTGGTCGGCGATAGCGGAGTACCGTTCGGAGTCGGGCTCCTCGTTGTGGAGTTCGGTCAGCAGACGATCCAGTTCCTCTTCGAGCTTGGTGGGTTCGGTCTTCTTGAACGGGATGTTCATGATCCATCCAATCGTAGGGGTCTCATTATAGGGCCTGTAAATCGTGCGACCCCTGTGACTGGTGTTATTCCTTGATCACCGGTGCGGTCTTGGCTACAGCCTTGTGCGACCACATAGAAGCCTCTTCGAGACACGTCATCGCTATGGATTTCTCTCGACCATCCTCGAGAATATCGTCGAGCAGACTCGCGAAGTGCTTGAACCGATTCCGGAGTCCGGCATGCATCGGAGCGGTAGCATTCGCTCCTTCGATCGTTGCCTTGTGGAATCCGAAACGGCTCTCGATCTCATCCTTACCGAGCATATTTAGTCAACCACCCTGAATCGAGCCTCGTTCATGGACGCGATCACCTGAGGGTGTGTGTTGAGACGAGCCACCATCCGCTTGGTCGTCTCATCGCCGTCGACGGCTTCGAAAGCCACATCACCGGCATACTTGGTGTCGCTGTTGTTGTACGACTTGGTCGCCACTCCGAGTACGACACCGAGGAAGGTGTTCACCGCGGCGATCGTTCCGATTACCTCTTCGGGATTCGGAAGATGCCAGATCTGAGCCAGGGCAAAATACAGAGCCCCGAGCGCAGGCAGTACGAGCGCTGCCCCATGCTTGACCGCCGCATAGGAGGCGTCATTCAACAGGGGTGTCTTGACCTTCGCGTGGCGCGATGACTCGGACATGGTTGACCCATCCTTCTTCACGGTTGCGGAATATATCCGGATGCTGATTGTGAGATCTGAACGGGAGGTTACGAACGTCGTTCATGATGCGTTCGGCCGTGCCATTGCCTCCCAAAGCCTTGTACGGCTCAAAGAAATAACGGTACAGGTCTTCGTACTCGTCCTTGGTGACCGAGCCGCGCTCAATATACTGGATACCCAAGGTAGTGATCCGGTCATAAGCGATACCCATCATCAGACGGGTACGGGCATTGGCTCGGGTGTCTCTACTACGAAGGAATGCCCAGAATCCTCCCGACCCCATCACAGAGCCAAAGATGATCACGACAGTCCTGAACCAGACGTCTGACATACGAACTTTCCTCCCCTATGCACTAAATGGTCCTCTTCCAGACTCCGGTACTGTCACGAACCCAGGGTTCGGCTCGCTTCCATACGCCACCTACCCGTACGTATGGAACGGCAAGCTTCATCGCCGTACCTACACGGATATAGGCTCCTGCAACGGTCCTGAAGCTAGCTGGCGCTGACCATGCGCTGTACCCCACAGCACTCTTAGCCCGTGCAAATACGTAGTAATTGGTACCGGGTGTAAGGCCTGAAATAACCTGCGGAGAGGAGGCGTTGACGATGGTCGTAGGGGTTGTGGAACTGGTTCCGTAACCGAGCTGAAAACCGGTGATTGCAGATCCACCATTACCATTCGCGGTAAACGATGTATCTACACTCGTGGCCGTGATGCTCGACAGAAGTGGAGTGCTCGGTGCATCCGGAACTTTGAGCGTTTTGATACTTGATGACGCTGACCAAGGACTGTAGCCCTTAGAGTTATGCGTTCTGGCCCAGAAGTAATATGTCACTCCTGAGGTGAGACCACTGATTGTTGTAGATCCGTCAGAGCTGACGATGGTCGCCCCGGATACACCAGAATCTTCATCATAAGCGATCTGTCGGGCGTCAATAGCGTCTCCGCCATTATCTCCGTCTGTGAACTTAACAACCACAGAGTTGGATGTGACGCCCGACAGAGCAGGCTTACTAGGCGCGTCCGGAGCCGTGTCACGAGTAATCGCGTGACTGAACGTCGTCGGTCCACCGATGCCCGAAATATCGGTGTCGGTGATCAGCTTGAACGTGACGGTCTGGGAATCAGTTACGTTACGTTCACCGATCTTGTACCAATCGGCTCCCGTAGGGTAATCAATAGTCTTGTTTGTCGTACTACCATTGGCGGTGTACGAGAACTGAAGACCGTTGTACCAGTCACTGGAATATCCGGCTTTGAACCAGAACTCGACGTCTCCGCCGGTGTCCCGGATCTCCATCTTCCCAGTAGAGCCAGTGGTTTTACTCCAGACTGTCGTCACGTTACCGCCTAAGGCAGGATCTTGAAGTAGATATCACCGTCGTTACCACCGGTGGGATCGGCAGTACCCGAGGATATGCCTGAAGCGTCTCGGTAAGCCGACTTGCTGCCTGGGATCAAGACCTTCAGTCGAGCTACGAAGTCTCGAGTGAGGTTGATCTCCTGACCGCCGTAACGAACACGTCCGGCTTCCCCCGTATCCGGTACGAGAGGATAACCTTGTGCTGATGCGTCATCTCCAATAGGCATGGCAAACCTCCTTCGCTACAAATATCAGGGTTGGTTGGCCCAGAACTGGGTGGAATCGTAATCGGTCCATACCTTGTTGATTGGTACAGAGAGCCACGATCCCGGCGTGACAAAGTCGAGAACCGACAGCGTCGGATAAGAGCGAACACCATTCTCGTCAGACACGTAAATATGCTCCGTGACCTTCATGACGTTCCCGTTACCCTCAGAACCGCGTGTCTCGACCAAGTCACCAAGGTTGTAATCGATGCCGTACTTGTACTGACTGTACTGACTGACTTCACCGTCGAAGCCTTGGTACCGACGACATTTCGCCAGTTCCTCCATGCCTCTCTGGATCATCTGAGCCGTCGCCACAGACGGTGTGGGGTCTGTAATATCGTCAGCTTTTACGACCAACACACGGCGATCGAATCCCGCTGTACTCGAGTCAGCACCAGATGCGTAAACAATCTGAAAGCCGACCGGGGACATGACGTAAGCCACGTTCTTGTATGCGGCTGTGGAGAACAATTCGGATGTGTTCTCGAGATTGTTCATCCCGGGGCTGAACACGACTGCGGGAAGAGTCGTCTGATGCGTAGTTCGATCACTACCCATGTAGACGTTGAAGTAGAGCTGACCAGTATCGAAGTTCCGAATAAGACGGAACCCCATCAGATACAGCTCACAAATACCGACAATCGCCTCGTAGACCGTTTTGGGCTCGATCTCGTAAGTGACCACGTCGGTAGGAGAAGGGAGGGTGTCAGCCGGGAATATACTCGTCTCGTTGATGAGAGGGATTACATCCGCGGCGTCCACTACTCCTGTGACGCACACATCGTGAAAGATCTTCTTCGCGATGTTGACAGGCGTATCCGTTATGACCCACTTGGGCGTGGTCGTTAGATCCGCCGTGGATGAACGAGCAACTCGACAGTCGAGAATGGCCTCGAGCGAGGTTCCCTTGATTTCGAGAACTCTTTCGCCATTGTCGTTTGTCGAGTCCTCGACAGTCTCTATCGTCATGACACGATAAGACTCCTGGATGCCCAGCCTCACACCGGTCTTGAGCCTGTTTCGGTTCTCGAGGGTCGAAGCTATGACAAGCTGGAAATCCCCAACGCTTGAGAACCTTTCGGTCCAAATAAGGGATTCATATCGGTCGATCACACTTTGTCGACGGTAGAGACTGTCGAGGATGAACACTTCCATTACAGACCTCCATATCGGGCTGTGTAAGTAAGCGTATAGGGAATGGCAGCCCCCGTTGCATACACCCGAATATGGTTGTCTCCGGGGAACAGCTTGAGCCAGCTTGATTGTGACGACATCGCGTACAGCAGAGACGAATCAACACCCGATCTTCTGAGGATGACGCTCTTGTTGCCGTCGACAGTGCTGAATGTAAGCACGTCTCCGGACACCAAGGATGCGGCAAAGTCGAAGGTGGATATGGATCCGTTTGGGGCCCTGCAGTAGATCGTGAATGCCGACAGTGAACGGTTCAGATTCAGTTTGAATTCGAACCCGGTTTCCGAAGATCCAGGATACTGGAGCAACGTTTCTGATGTACCCGAGACTGTGTTACCGGACACTACCGTGGGGGTGGTAGCCAAGAAGTCCGGCTCGAAACAGAGCAGTGAAATATCGACCGTCGGTGTCTTGGTGAACATCGGCGAATCGAAAGATTCCACAGTTGCCTGAATATCCACAGTCAGGCCATCAATCATGTAAAACCGCAAACTGACTTGAGCTTCCGGCATGAAAAACCCGTAAAGCCGGGTCCTGAGTTCGCGGACAGAATCCACGACGTAGTCAGGCTCAAGACCCAGCTTCATGGTGATATTGCGTGCATCTCGCCTCGTGCTCTGGAGCCTGCCTCCATCGGACGTTGCGTACTTCGAAGAAGTAATAGACGCTTTTACCGGATCTAGTCCGTTTATCTCCTGGACGAGTATGCCAACTTCAGCGTCCAGAGAAAGGACGAGAACGTCTCCGTCAGGAGTACGGGCTTCAACCTTGGTGATCACAGATCAGCCAGAGCTCCCTTCGCCTTGGACAGTTGGTTGTTCGTCTGACGGTAGATTTCCGCGGGCGAGAGAGCCTTTGGAGAGTTGTTGTACTGGTTGAACGTGACCGACTTTGTCGGAATTTCTCCCCCGGGGTTTTCGGCGGAGACGTTCGACATACGTGCCTCGGAAATAGCCTTTGCCTTGGAATAGGCAGAGTCGACCGAGATCGTATTACCGGCGAGAAGTCTTCCGACGTCTCCAGCAGTCTTCTTGACACTGGACAGGTCCAGGACAGGGGTGACTACGGGCTTGGCGTCGATGTTGCTTGTCACCATGTCGGCCATGTTGCTCAGAGACTTCTTCAGCGAGTCCGTGGCTGCGATACCCATGCTGGATGCAGAGGTTTCGATGATTCCGGTGGAATCCTTGAGTCCCTGTGCGAGTCCCTTGGCCGAGAACTTGCCGATCTCCATGAAGACCCGCGAAGGAGACTTGATCCCAAGAGCCTTCTTGATAGCCTTGACCATCGAGACTGCTATGGCATCCATTTCCTTCTGGATAGCCTTCTGCTGCTTCTGGAGACCCTTTACGAGTCCCTCAGCGGCGTGAACGGCGGCGTCGTACAGTTCGCTGGATGCCTGAGACCCGAGGGACTTGGCAGCCGTAGCCAACTGACTGTCGAGATTGTTGATCTCCTTGACCGCATCCTTACCACCGGCAAGGAGTTCGTTCGCGAACGGAAGTGCGTCAGTACCCTTCGAAAGGAGTTGACGATACGCTTCATCGTTCAGGCCCAGATCACGCAGACGCTGGAGAGTATTCGCAAACTGCTTAGTCTTCTCAATCTGCGTCTTCAGGTCTGCTTCGTATTCAGCAACGTGCGTTTCCGGAGTGATGTCCGGAAGATTGTCGTACTGATCGATGATCTGCTTCTTGAAATCATCTCTTGTTTTGATGATGTCGGCCAGCTTGTCCTGCGCGGCCTTCAGAGCATCAGTGACCTTGTCATACCTCTGTGCCAGAGCATCGAGGATGGCGTGCTTGGCCTTCAGCTTCTTGTTTACCAGCTCGTAAGCAGCAGCTTCAGAGGCATGCTCCTTCTTTGCCTGTGCTAGAGCGGCCTTGGTCTTCTTGATCTCGTCGTTGTCTTTGTGACGAGCGTGGGTCAGCCTCTTGAGCTTCGCTTGCAGAGTCTCGATGTCCTTGGCGGATTCCGTCATGGCAGTCTTGACCTGATCGCGAAGGTCCTTGAAGGCCTTGTCGACCTTGTCCTTGTCTCCACTCTTCAGACCCTTAAGGAAACCTTCGTTGACCGAGTTACCGATCTTGATGAAGTCCTTAGAAGGAGAGTTGATGTGGAGCGCACTCTTGGCTGCACTAATTGCAGACCCAGCGAGATGCTTAGCCGCACTGACAACTTCGCCGACACCCGCGGCGATACCCTTAGCCATACCCTTGATCATGGCCACAGCGAGTCTTCCACCGGCTTTACCAAGCTCTGCCGAGTGCGAGTTGATCGCCTTCGTCACACCATTGATAAAGCTGATGATGAGCTTTACGCCAGAATCAATGATCTTGGGTAGAGCCTTACCGATCCCATCAAGGAATGCCACGATAACCTTAGCGGCAGCGGCAATAACCTTTGGAAGATTATTGGCTATACCAGTGAGGATACCCGTGATCAGCTTCAAGCCCGCTACGACCATTTTGGGTACATAGTTGGCGAGTTGCTGAAGCATCATCGTGAGAAGCCGGAGAAGCGTAGTCACGATCTTCGGGGTAAGAGTCCCGATAGCCTTGATGAGTGCCAGCAGTACGGTAGTGATCGCCTTAGTGATCGCCGGTCCAGCCTTGGAGATCGTTTGGGCGAACGAAATAACCGCCAGGCCGATTTGCTTCGCCACCATCGGGAGAAGACCGACCATTGCCGTTACGATAGCCACCAATGCCGCAGCCCCTGCTGCACCGGCCACACTCAACGCTGTGAGCGCAGTCGCGAACAGAAGAACGCCAGCTCCGACAGCCAGTACGCCCACACCAAGAAGCGTGATAGCTGCACCAAGAGCAAGCAATACAGGGACCACTGGAGCTAGAAGAAGTCCAGCCACACCGAGAACGGCAAATACGCCGACCAGTGTAAGGAGACCCTTTGCTATGGCTTCCCAGGACATCTGACCGAAAGTCAGAAGCACTGGCGCCAGAAGGTTCAATGCTGCAGTTACTACCAGAAGTGCAGCCGCGCCCGGAAGTGTTCCGGTCATCAGGATCATGGCGGCAGATATAGCAGCCAGAGAGGTGACTAGAACCGTTACCGCCTTACCGATCTCCTCCCAACCCATGGTGGCCATGGATTGAAGAGCAGTGGCGATAAGGCCCAGTGACAGAGACACAAGCAAGATGCCCGCGGCTCCAGCGACTGCGTCCGGCGGAATGATGAACAACGCCGCAGATATGATTCCGAGAGCACCCAGCATGGCCGTGAGACCCTTAGCGATCTCCTCCCAGCCGAGTAGTCCAAGCTGTTCGAGTGACTTACCGATTAGCAGCATTGAAGCCGCAACCAGTACAACCCCGGCACCTCCGCCGACGGCATCAGCGGGGATGAGCTTGAGGGCACCGGATATGATAGCGAGCGATCCCGCCATCGATACAACACCCTTGGCTATCTCTTCCCAGGAGAGCTTGGCGAAATCCTGCATGGCGCTAGCGAGAACCTTGATTCCCGCAGCAAGCAGAATAAGGCTCGCGCCCTGGGTGACACCCATCTTCTCAACCGCGGCAAACTTCGTGAACAGTACAAGACTACCCAGAAGTGCGCCAACTCCGACGAGACCCTTTGCCATATCCTGCCAGCTAAGTCCCGAAAGGTCTGTTACCGCACTGGCGAGAATCTTGATCGCCGCAGCAAGGGCAATCATGCCCAGTCCTGTGGAAATAAGACCTGTCCCGGAAGGCATGAGCTTAGCCGCACCAGCCATGGCTCCGAGGAGAACGACAACGCCAGTAAGACCCTTAGCGAGACCGTTCCAGTCCAGATCTGCAAGCTGCTTAACCGCAATAACCAGAAGATCCACGGCCAGAGCGATAACAATCATCGCCGCACCGAGCTTAATCATCTGACCCATACCGGCACCGCCGAGCACCTTGTTGAACAGGAACATAGCCCCGAACAACTGGGTAAACATGACGGTCAGAGCACCGAGAGCCCTGCTGAGGTTCTCGACGTTGATCTTGGACAGCGCCACCACAGATATGGTGAGGATGCCGAGAGCTGCTGCAATCTCGAGGAGTACAGTGGCCTTCAACGTGCTCTGCATCGCGGAAAGGGTTCCGGTCAGCTCATCGAATACACCGGTGATGGATTCAGCAATATCGCCGAGACCGCCAGCATTCCCGAAGCTGGACACGAAGTTCTTGATGAAGAGAACCAGAGCCGCAAAGAGACCCGTATTGATTCCGGCGAACACCTTGCCGCTGTCGATACCCGAAAGGCCTTCAGAAATATAGTCACCGATACCACGGAAGAAGTCCGCGATCTTAGTGGCTACAGAACCGAAATCGACATCACCAAGCTTCTTGATGAATGCGATGACCTTATCTCCGCCACCAGATATGGCATCGAAGATCTTACCCATGGGAGACAGACCCGCTACGAAACCGGTAGTGGCCTTTTCGGCATCAAAAGCACCGATACCCATTTGAGAGAAGAAGTTAGAAATAATCTTCCCGAGAGTCTTGAATGCGGTGATCGGGATAAGGAGAATCTTACCGATCGCTGCAAAGAACCTCGTGAAGGCATTCCCTTCCTTCAATGCGTTGCGAATTCCTACAAGGAAATCGCCAATCTTTGCGGTGAAGTTGAGGATCCCACCGGAACCCTCGGTAGCCGCACCAGCAAAGTCAAAGATAGCACCAACAACAGCCTTTACGACATCAATCACAATGCCGAATATGGCAAAGACGCCTGCAAAGGTTCGCTTCAGCTTGTCAGCGGTTTCGCTTCCGATCTTGAGCTTCTCAGTGAAGTCCCGGAAGTTCTTGGTCATGTCCGCAAGCTGTTTCCCTGTGGTGGCAGGGAATATCTGACGGAAGGCGTCATGAATCGGCTTGATTACCGAACCGAGAGCCTTGAATGCGTTACCGAGTCCAGAAATAAGTGCGTCTCGCCCGCCGAGCTTCTTCCAGTCCGAAAGCATTTTGTTTCGGGCATTGGAAGAGTCGCTGACGATCTTGCCGAGGGAATTACTTACCCCTGTGAACAAACCTTTTGCTTCGGAGAAGTCACCAAATATGGTCTGAAAGGTCTGAGACCAGCCAGAGCCGATTGATTCCTTCAGAGTTCCGAAGAGCTGTGTAAGGGTCTTGACTTCGGTAGCCGCGGCCTTAGCCATCTTGGCCTGATCCTGAATGGCCTTGATCTGAGACTTGCTGAAGCCTTGTGCCTTGAGCTGAGCATCGGTGAGGTCACCGGTGAATTGTGCCAGAGTCTGGGTCAGAACCTTTGAAGTCAGCCATGATTCCTGGCCAGGCTTAGCCGTGATGGACTCACGGAAAGACTTGCCGCCGATGGTGACATTCTTCATCTCACCCTTGAGCTTTACTGCACCATCCTTCAGGGTGCCCATCTTGACCGCTGTCTGTGCCAGAGCACGCTGGAATACGGTACCGCCCATACCGGCGTTAACAACCGAGTTCCAGTCTTCAAGCGAGACTCTGCCTGCGGAAATGGCCTGGGACAATTGATACATTGCACCAGACGCCTGCTCCGAATTGGAGCCAGACAGAGCGGCCAGGTTGGCGATGCCCTTGATCGCCGCGGTCGATTCCTTGAGACCAACACCAGCAGCCGTGAAGGTACCGATGTTCTTCGCCATCTCGGAGAAGTTGTAGATGGTCTGGTCGGAATAATGGTTGAGCTCGTTGAGAGCTGCGTTGACGTCCTTCAGGTTTGTACCAGCAGCCTGGGTGTTAGCCAGAATGGTCTGGACCGAATTCAGGTTGGTTTCATACTCGTGGAAACCGTCCATCACCGGAGAAAATGTCAGCGATTTGGCCATTTGCAAACCAGCGGACATCGCCCTCTGGGTCAAACTGGCCAAGGCTGTGATACCGACAACCGACATCGCTTTGAACTTGTCGCCGACTGCCTGAGCGGCCGATTCCAAGTTCTTGAGCGACATCCTCTTGGCTGCAGCGTCTACTTCCGAAAGACCTTTTGTAGCGTCCTTCATTTCGAGCTGCTTGGTGAACCGGCCAAGAGAATCACGAGTACGAGCAATGCCCTGTTCGAAGGCGGCATTGTCGAATTTCATCTTAACAATACGCTCATCGATGGACGAGCTCATGTGGCGGTCACCGCCTTCCATACCTTGTCGGATATCGCATCGAATACGGGCTTGATAGCCGGATTGATGAAGTCACGCCCTTGAACGTAGCCCCCAGTTCCGGTTCCGTGTCCGTACTGAAGCATGATGACCACTGGAAATCCATTCTCGACGTCCGTGTTCAACCAGGCCAGTTCATAGTTACTACCGGATACGGTGACTTCGTAATCCCACGAATGGGATGCCAAACCTGTTTCCATCTGTGTAGCTGAAGAAAGGGCCGAGACGCCCATTTGACCGCAAGATTCCAGAATACCGCGAATATCCACCTTTGCTACATGAGCAAGAAATGCTTCGGTGTTCTTGAACGAACCGACAGTTGTTATGGTTATCATCTCGGCCCTCCTTTCGTTTACTCCAGACCTGTCAGCTTCCGTCCGAGATCGAACGTGCTGCTGTTGACGACACGAACCGAGTCGAGCGTCTCGAAGAACACTCGGAGCACATATGCTTCGTCAACGGTGTATCCGAACAACTCGACCAGGGGGTCGGTGCCATCGGAAGGATGGTTTGCCAGCCACTTGGCGACGTTCTCCACCTTGTCGAAGGCAGAACGGACAGCGATTACTGCCTGTGCCGCCTTCTGATCGAGCGTGGCCTTGCTTACGTCGAAACCGACAGCCATTTAGGCCTCCTTCGGTGAATATGAGTCAGGAAGCCGACTCGTAGGTGAAGTTCCCTCTGAGGTAATCGCCAGACGCCCATGTCCAGGGAGAGATGGAGTCGACGTCACCAGGGTTAACGGGGGTGCCGCTGAACATCCCACCCGCCATGCTCAGGATGAACGTGGTAGTGGTACTGGTCTTGGCACGTGCCATCATCATGCTGGTTCCGGTTCCACCATTCTGCATGTGGATGAATCCCATGGAGTCGCCAGTTCGAGCTGCCGCAACAGGAAGACTGAACAACCAGTTGTCGGTCGTGGTAGGAGAGGCACCGAAGTTGGTGGAACTTCCGAACACGATTTCAAACTTGCAGTCGACCTTTCGCCCATCCTTGAAATATCGGCAATCAACGGTTGCGTTACCGAGAGATGGGAGACGAAGACCAGAAGAAGTAGTCCACGTAGGAGTCCACTGGGTCGAAGCCGGGAATTCGACATGGACCTTCTGCCAGTTGGTCCAACCCGAAGCCGAGTTAGCGGTTCGGAACCAACGTACGGGAACCCCGGAACTTCCGCCGACATGACTGGTGAAGTCCTGCTTGGCGAAGTCCGTACCGTCCGAATATGTCTGAATCTCACCCGCAAGGCCTGCGAAGTCCCAACCCGTGGAACTCGAAGTCGTGAAGTAGAGCCTGGAAATACCCGTCGGATAGGATGTGAATGACGTCGACTGGGAAAATGACGCAGTGTTCAGATCATTCATGATCATCTGCTGTCGCCAAGCGGTCCAGCCACCACCATTGTTGGACGTGTGGTAGTACCTGACCCACGCCCTGGGGTTACCCGTACCACCAGGGTTCGAGTAGAACGTCTGCTGAGTGCGGTCCGTGTGAGGGCGGTTGGTCATGACAGACCCAGTCGAGCTGTTGATCGACCAACCCTCAGTCCCAGTCAGCATCATGTGAGAGATACCGAGAGGATATGAAGCAGGAGTAGCCGACTCAGACGGAATCGTACCAAGAATCTGGACCTTGTTTCCCGGGATCGAGAAAAGGCTGGCAGGAGTAACAGCGCGAGTAGCGTCGGTTCCCGCCTGGGTTTCCGCATCGGTCGCGAGTTCGACCATCCCCTTGGCGCCGGTTGTAGCATCTGCTACGTGACCGACGTCGATCTGGGTACCGTCATGCTTCTCGAGAATGAGGTGACCTGCGGAGTCGAAATCGCCATCGACAATGGTTGCCGCTTCGATAGCGAGCATTCTCGAGGCTGTCAGACCTGTGATAGTAGCCACATAACCACCTTTCTACTCGGAGCTGATGGTGTAGGTGTCCTCGTCGAGATATGTAGCCGTATTGGACGTGATCTCGAACGTGTCGTCGTCAATCATGCGAATGACATCGAACGGTGCCGTAGCGGTCCACGTACCATCACCGTTGTCAGTGATTGTGAGCGTGGAGATAGTGTCGTAAGCGGCGAGAATATCCGAGAAACTAGGCAGACGCGCTGTGTCCGCTTCGGTTCCATAAAGGATGTCCTCGATCAGCGTGACGATCTCAGGATCAGTGTTACGCGTATCGATTACGACGTGCGATGTAGGTCGATAACCCGGTATGCGCTCAGGAAGGGTTGTGATACCCCAACTGAACTCCATCGGGTCCATCTTGTCGGAAAATGACTGGTGAGCTTCCGAAGTGGGGGAAACGGTAGCATTGTAGATGATATGAATGCGATAACCCGCATCGCTTTCCAGATCATTACCGATCATGGTCCGATAGGTAAGACCAAAAGACTTTCTACGCTGCTGAGCAATGTAAAGCCCTGATCGTGGCTGTGCATTACCATTGCATTCCGCAAATTCCTGCGGGTATGTGAAAGCCGATATGGTCATCTCGAGCTCTTCGGGATTCGAATTGTTCGAGTACTTGATGCCATCTTGGTAGAACGGATTGGCGTCACCACCGGAGGGGTTCTCAGTGACGTCGGTCAGACCATTCCAGACGACACCCGGTTTGTCAGGGAGGTAGAGAACTCCCCTGTCAACACCCGCTTCGTAATACCGTGAACCCGCGGTTGACCAATCGAGTCTTGTCAAGTCAGTTTCCTCCTCTCACCCGGAAGTGCCCAGCATCTTTCGTCTCTGCTCATTGAGCTCGTGCTGCCTTCGGGCAGCCTCGGAGGGACTCATCTTCTTGGGAGGTGTGCTCTTCTGGTTACACACCTGGATAAGCGTCAGAAGCCGATTCAGATGCCAGTATTGAGCTTCCCAATTGATGTTGAGCTGAATCATCCAGTAATAGATGACTTCAGCCGTAATGATCTCCTTGTTCCGAGACGGTGTTTGATTGGAGAACCAGGTAGCGGTCATCTTCGCTTGGATGTACTCGTTTACCTGTTCGCCATGCTTTTCGTTTAGGCTGAGAAAGACTTCCTCTGGAACATCATCGTCCAAAGCCATGGCTTTGACGTACCAAAAGACTTCTTCTGGGGTCTTCTCCGCTTTTCCCAAGAAAGGCTTTTCGAAGTGTGACTCCCATTTTGACAGGGAGACCAGAGAATGCTCCAAGTTTAGATCAAACGCAGCAAGTGTAACAAATTCCCGCTTCTCTTGGTCGAAACCCTCTTTGAGTACAACATGGAGTGTGAGCATTCTCTGGCCTCCTTTCTGTCAGGCCTAGACGAAGTCGAAGTACCAGTCGTCGTCCGTAACCGGCGGGAACTTGTAGCCGGTGTTGGGGTGAGCCGTGACGACAGTGTCCTCGGTGATGGTCTTCGTACCCGTGACGGTGAGACCGTTGATCTTGTAGGTGACACCGGTGACGGTCGGGATGGTGATGACGTGCGTAGTCGAGTTGTACGTCGGCGCCGTGGGGGTAGCGACCGTGACAGTCCCGCTGAACAGAGCGATCACGTCGCCCGGAGTCGGAAGCGTCGCGTCGGTACCAGCAGTGCCGTACAGCATGTCCTCGAGCGTTGCGAGAGCGGTTGCGTCGACCTGAGTCGAGTCGATCGTCAGCGTGGCCGTCGGCTTGTACGGCTTGCCCGTCTCGGGGTTGGTTCCCGGAACGTCGACCGGGTCCGTGGTGATCTCCCAGCTCATGGTGATCGCCTCGGGCGAGTCGTTGATCGTGGCATAGGCCATCTCGGACGGAGCAGCCTTCGCACCGTACACGAGGTGGATCTTGTAGCCGTACTCGGTGTCCTCGAGGTCGTTGCCGAGGCGGGTACGGTAGCTGAACCCGAAAGACTTGCGGGTCTGCTGTCCGACCGCGACACCGGGAGTCGGGGAAGCAGTGCCGTTGCACTGTCCGAACTCCGGAGGATAGGTGAAGGCCTCGATCGTGCCGCCGAACTGCTCGGCAGACAGGAGGTTGGCGTACACACGGTTGTCGGCGTACTGCTTGTTCGCCTCAGCACCGGAGGGCGACTCGGTGACGGTGGTAAGACCGTTCCAGGCGACACCAGTGTCGTAGACACCGAGCGCGTTGGGGATGTACAGGACACCCTTGTCGACACCGGTCTCATAGGTGCGCTGTCCGGCCTGATCCCAAAGAAGGGCGGTCATTCGTTACTCCCCTTCAGAAGTAAAGTGAGTAGGCATAGTGGTGAAGGTTGTCCGCTGTATATGCGCGGCTGAAGCTGCACATCGGCAACCTTGCGATTACACCACGGACAGATATGTCCGGATCTCTGGTGATTAGTGTCACCAAATATCGGTCGGTGTAACTGTAGGTTTTGTTGCCTGCGTACTCTTTCTTGGCATTGTCGAGGGCGTAAACGATACACGGATACACCATCTGAAGGTTGGGAGGGGGCTGGAAATATACATTACGTGATCCCAGCACCCCTTCCAAATGTGTCTGCAACTCAAGGCGTGGGGCCGTTGTAGACACCCCCAAGATTCAGAATAAGGCGGGGGTTCTGCAGTTCAGCCGAAGAGACTGACCACTTGGCCCCCGCCCACACGACATAGCGGATCGCGAAGAAATTTTCGCGGGCAAACGCATCCGCAACGATACTGATCGAATTACTCACCGAGAGGTCGTTGTTGACGCTCTCACTGCTTTGCTGGAACCTCAGCGAATTCCGGATGACATCTCCAAAATATGAGATCTCGGTCATCTGGTCTTCGTGCACGCCAGGAGCAGTTTCTACAGTTACTCCGTATCCCACCTTTCCAGAAAATCGCATGATTGGGTAACCTGTCTACTAGGCCGGGTTGCGGGTGAACTCCCAGTTGTCTTCCTCGTCGTTGGCGAAGAAGTAACCGGAGGCCGCGGTCGCGTAGACGGTGGTGGACGCACCAGCCGCCAGAGCGGTCTGAGCACCCGCGGTGAGCGTGGTACCCGAGCCGTTCTTGTAGACCACACCGGTCACGGTCGGGATCGTCACGACACCGGTGACCTTGTTGAAGCTGGGCTTCTGCGGAACAGCGACGACGTCGGTGGCAGCCACCTTGCGGATGACCAGAGCCGACTTCGGCTTGATGAGAGCGCCCGACGCACGGGTCTCCATCAGGTACTTGTACTGGTTGTAGTCGATGTCGAAGTCGTCGAACGTGGTGAGCTCGCCGCCGCGGTCGGTACCGACGTTGTAGTCGTCCAGGTTGACGATGATGCCGATCAGACCAGCGACCTCCTTCATCGGCTCGACGGTGACGATCGCCGCGACACCGAGGGCGTCAGCGACTTCCTGCCGGGTCTTGTAGTACCGCTGGCCGTTGAGGTCACGGGCCTTCAGGAACTTGTTGAGCTGCGGGATCGTGGTGAAGAAGGTCGGCGTGCCGGTGCCCTTGTAGAACTCCATGCCGTCCATGACCGCGTCTACGACTTCCTCGTAAGAGGAGTTTGCGTCGTCAACGTTCACGTTCAGCGTGGTGACGAAGAGCTCGTGGTCGTTGATGATCGAGCGGATACCCGAGCCGCTGGACGCCCCCATGGGGTCCTTGACCTTGTCCTCGTCGGTGATCTGGCGGCCGTCACCGATCAGAACCGCACGAGCGAACTCCTCCTCCGTCATCAGGCGCATCTCGCCCTTGAGGAAGTCGACCATGTTGAAGTCGGTGATGTCGAGCAGATCGTCGCGGTCGAGCTTCTGCTTCTTGTAGATCGTGGTCGGGTCGGTGGTCCGCTTGGTGACCCCAAACCACTCCTCGAGCTTGTAGTTGCCCTTGATGTAGCCCTTGGCGCGAGCCTCGTCCTGCCGCAGGTCAGCCGAGAAGGTCTTGATGCGGGAGAACGGGGTCCGACGAACACCGTTGAGAACGGCGCTGACCCACTCGGTCCGGCGCTTGACGAGCTCGATCTCACCCGTGACCGGCTTGTTGTCCGGGAACAGGGTCTCGATGTTGTCGATGCCGTGCTGAAGGGCGTAGCTCTCGACAGCGGCCTTCAGGGAGCCCCGCTTGTCGGCGTCGGCGAAAATCGCCTTCATGTCGTCGTGAGAGAGCGTCTTGCTCTCGGCCTCGTTGTTGGCGCTCTGGTCGAACACGTTGCGCGACATCTTGGTGTCGGCTCCTTCCTGGTGGGTGAGGTCGCCCTCGCCGGGCTTGGTTTCGTCGGAGTGTGCGGCGGAGGCTTCAGCCTTGGCGGCTTCGAAGGCGGCGCCGATCATGTAGTCGACGACGTCCTGCTCTTCCGGGGACATGGCATCGTAAATATCCTTGATGCTCATGTCTTCGGCAGCGTGCTCGATCTCCTCTTCGTCGCCCTCCTCTTCCAGCTCGTCGAGGGCGTGCTCGATCTCGAGACCGGTGTGAATAACCGCCTCGTCTTCAAGCTCGGTCAGAGAACCGTCGCCGTGCTGAAGGTTGACGTAGTCGATGACTGCGCCGGGGTTGGCTCCCGAGAGAACCAGGCTGACCTCACGGATCTGACCGTGGGAAACGACCTTGTTCTTCTCGACGAGCTGATTGGCGTAGATCGACAGGTTCCTGATGTCGCGGTGCTTCACCAGGTTCTTGGCGTTCTCGCCCTGGGGCGTGCTGTTGAAGAAGGCGTAGGCGTACACGCCGTCCTCGCGGTGCTCCAGGATCGCGTGACCGAGAACGTTCTCAGCCTTGCTGTGCCCGTGCTGCCACACCAGCGGGACCTGCTGGCGGTCCATGTGCTGGAAGGCGCCACTCAGGATCATGCGCCCGTCGCTGCACTTGAGATTGGCCTTGGTGGCCCAGCCTCCGAAGTCGGCTTCCTTGACTCCCATTTTGACTGTTCTCCCTCCTACTTAGTTCTTGGACTGAGCCTTGGCGGCTTGTGTCTTGCGCATCTTCGCGATTCGCTCTTGAATGGTCTTGAGCTTCTCAGTCAGCGACTTGACTTCGTCCGCAAGCTTCTCGTTCTTGCTGCGGTACTTCGCTTGAGCCTTTGCTTCTTTGGCCTTTTGGGCGGCCGTCTTGTGCTCGGGCTTTCGCTTCTCATCATGTCCGGTGGTCTTTGAAGAAGACTTGTCAGGGCTCTTCTTGTCGTGAGACTTCTTGGTCTCTACACCGCTTCGCTTCTTGGCTTGCTCGGTCAGCGTCTTCAGAACTTCTTGCAGCTTTTCCAAACGAGCTTTGAGGGCGGCTACTTTGGCTTCTAGCTGCTTCTGACGTTCTTTCCGTCGCTGTTCCTGCGTCTTATGAGGCCTGGAATTCGTCGGCTTTGCCGAACCCTTCTTACGCCCCTTCAGATGACGATTCCTCAGGTAGTATTCACGGCGCTTTGCAGCGTCGTAATCGTGAATGAGTTCATCATCCATCTTCTACGCCCAGATCAGAGAAGATCTGGTCCAAGATGTCGTTGAGTCCATCCAGACCACTCTGAAGTGCTTCATCGCCATCGTCTGCCGTGTCATCCAGAGGTACATCGGATGATGCGCTGCCCGTCGAAATATCCGCCGAGCCATCCATAGGGGGATTGGGCTGGGGCATGTTGCTGTTGACGAGCTGATCGGCCTTCGGGTCCTTCGACGGCTTGATACCGATTGCCGCACGAATTTCGTTCGAAGACAGGACTTCGTTTCGGGTGAACTTGTCCACGATCTCGGCGAGCTGTTCCATAGGAACGAGCTTGAACGGGTCTCGGAAGTACATGATCGATTGCTTCTGAGTCCTGGCCGTCTTGGTCAGGAAAGTTCGCTTCATGGCTTCCGCGATGGCTTGTACGACAGGTTCGACAGTGCGGTTGAAATAATTCAGCATGGCCTTTTCATCGGCCGTACCGTTCATTACTTCTGCCGTCATGCCGAGCTGAACGTACAGCTCATTCGTGAGGTATTCGACCTGCTTGAGCAGGTTGTTCTCGAGCGGCCTGTTGAGTTGGGTGATCTTCTCGGTGCCGTCTGTATAAGCGACGCCGTAAGTACTACCCTTCAACTGGGCTTCGAGATCCTTACGCCTTTGTTCAGCCTGCTGCCTACGAGCCTCAGACTTTACTACGTAAGGAAGCTGAATGATCATGTCGAGCTTGCCGGAACTGGTTTGCTCATCCACTGCATCCAGCATACCGAGCTTGCGCTTGAGCCTCTGGAAAGTAGAGTTTGGCTGATTCATCACCGCGTAAAGCGGATTCTCGATGACTGCGGCCAACCTCTTCGGTACAGTGACTTCTTTGCGTTCGCCCTTACGGTCATCATAGAGACTGACTCGGACATGCTGAGGGAACCAGGCTACGATTGTTCCAACACGGAGCTGTTGAATGCTGTAGGCATTGGAATCAGTGGGATCACTGTCGGTTACGACAGGAACCACGGCTATGCATCCGTCTTCAAAGAGAGTCATCGCCATGTCCTGACGGAATTGACGGGCTCCCTGATCGATGTTTGGTTCGACGGTCAAACAGTTCTGGAGATCACTGTCCATGTCCTCCAGATAGCTTCCGTTATCGTCAGTCCTGACATGTCGAATATCGATCCCAGCAACATCGATAGCCATTCGGGTGTGAATGGACGAAAGAATCGTCTGCTCACTGGCGTACCCAGAACGACGATTGGGGGCTCCGTAATAACCGGCACCACCATCGTAGGAACGGATCCCACCATTCATGTAGCTGTCATCCTGAAAGAGACTCCAGCTATGCTTCAGGCTGTTCACTACTCTAGATAGCAGGCCAGCCATGGTTCACCTCCTCTCATTTTGACGGTTTGGGTTGATTAGCCGATTCCCATACCACGAAGGAGGTCTTCTGCCCGCTTCATGCCGTTGGGGTCCTTGACTTTCTTGTAAGCCTTTTTCCCCGAGTCGAGAATGACCTTGTCGATGCCCGCCTTGTGTGCATAGAGAGCACCGCCGACAGCAAGTGCTGTCACTGCCGAGGCGTATTGCGCATTTCCGTTGAGAATGTGAACGGTCCCGCGGATGCCTCTTCCGGTACTCTTCTTGATGTCTTTGCGCTTGCGCTCAGACTGAGCCTTGGCGGCGTGCTTGGACACATCTTGCTTGGCGAGATGGTGGTCGAAAGCTCGCTTGTAGGATTCGCTCTTCTTGCTCTTTCCCTCGACAGTCGCCTTGATCAGCTTGCGTCGTGTTCCAGCGCCCTCGCCGTAGAACTGCTTTGCTCTAGCGAATTCCTTGGCATCCTTGGCGGCTTCCCGATGCGTTCCGCGAGAAACACCTTCGAGGTGATCGCCCTTACGAACACCCCAATGCATTCCCTTGATGCCGTAATGCGTGATCTCACCCTCGAAATCGGAAAGTTTGAAGGGTGTGAACCCGGAAGCTTCGGAACGTCGCTGAAGTTCAGCATCAAGTTCCTCGTCCGAGGCATATGAAAACGGGACTATGAATCCCGGTGTTCTGTCCAAAGGTCACACCCCTTTCCTGAATGGGGTACCGTCGATACCCATCTCTCGATGGAGGGTTTCACCCCATACTTTTACGAATTTCGGAGGGTTAGTGCCCCAGTGATACTGCGAAAAGAGTTCAGCTTCAACCTCTTCTCGATTGTTGCCATGCAATGCATAGCCCGACAGCTTCCTCATGAACTGGTAGTCATTACGAATACCGTCTTTTGCAGCTTGTTCAAAGGCAGCTCTACCCGCTTTGAGTCGTGCCTCGATGTTGCCACCGGCAATGTTTCCGTTTTTGTCGTGGTAAGAAGTAGCGTGGAACATTGCGTGAGCGGTTTCATGGGTGAGAAATGCTTCGGGGGTTCCGCAACCCTTACCGACCCATTTCACCTTTTCACACTTCTTCATAGCGGGGCGAGTGTCATCGATGGTTATGTTGATGACACCTTCTGCTTTCTTACCCTTGTTCTCGACAAACCCCATGGTCCCTCTATCGTATTCGGGATTTCCGGGGCCCATTGCCACGACCTTGGTGATTTCGAAACCATATCGGTCATGCATCAATGCGGATACGTGATTAGCAGCAGCTACGGTAGATTCGTGTAGACCGGGTTCTATCGAGGGTCCGGAAAATCGCGAAACGGTTTGCTCGTCTTTTCGAATACCCCAGTGCATACCTTTCACACCGTGGTGTTCGATATCTCCCGAAGGAGACATACCCTTGATTGCTATCACGAGTAGCCTCCTCTCGGGCTATAGTGAAGAAATGTTGTAAGCACCGCCACGACTCTGCTTACTGTAGTTGATCGTGGATCCCTGTCGAGGAAGCCCACGAGCAGCCGCGGCATTGGCCCTCTGACGGTTGACATGAGCCTTAGCCGCAATACCCTGGTTGAGGACCTTGCCCCCATCGCTGAGAAGCATCTTGCCGACAGCGATACCGCCCGCAACAGCAAGAGCGACAACAGTGTCTCGACGCTTCTGAGACTTCTCAGCCTTCTGAACAGACTTGCCGGTCTTCTCGACCCTTCGCTGAACCTTGTCCTCGAAGTTGTTGTCATCCCTTCGGGAGCGGATGATGTCGTGAACGTTGGCAGACCCATAGGCACGGAGAATATCCTTGACCTTGGCCTTACCGGTCGAGAGTCGTTCGATCTCGTCGCGAGCGTTCTTAGCTGAGATAGCAGACTGAGCCTTAAGACCCCGCCTGACCATCCCGGTCTTGCTGTTGGTGTTCAGGGCGAAATGCTTCTCGACGAGAGTGCCCTTACCTGCTGCTACCTTCTCGTGAACGCGAGCGAAGTCAGCGAGCTGACCTGTGCGTGCCTTGCGAACACCCCACTTCATACCCTTGACACCGTAGTGAACAAGGGCGTCCGAATTGGGGGATTCCGAATGACTCATTCGAACGCCTCCTTGTTAAGCTTATAGGCGATAAAGGCATCCATCATCGCCGCTACGTTGTCAATCTTGGCGTCCTGACGCTTCTTGAGAAGCTTTCGGTTACCGTTAGTGTCTTCCAACGTGATGGCGTTACCCATCGCGAAGGTCATGAGCTCTTGATCAAATATGAGCAAGCGTTCGCCACTCAGAGCCTTAAGCTCCCCAAGCGGGACAGACTCTGTTCGCGCCCCCTGAATTACCTTTTCGATGCCGTATGGCCCGTTCTCCGCTTCCCAGCGGGTTACGAACTCCTTAGCGTTGTAGGGGTCGAAACCAAATGCGCGCACATCATAGTCAGATTGTATGATGAACCTGTCGAGATCATCATAGACTTCCATCATGTCGAGGATTGTTCCCTCGAGGACGTGCAGGCTACCTTCGCGGATAAAGTCGTCGTACTTCTTCCGCATAGCCATCTGGAGATTCACCAACGTCAGTGACGTGATGTAACTCCGGGTCTTGATTCCGAATCCTCCGTTCGAAAGAGGAAATAGGAAGGTGAACGCACAGAAGTCGTCACCCTGCGACAGGTCAGCACCCATAGCACAAGGCATACCGTCAAAGGAACGTCGACGATGAGGGAGCGTTTCTTCGTATGTGAAGAAGTACGTGTAGCCCTCCATCGGGATTCCGAAACGCTTGGCAAGAATATCGTTCCTTGCGGCCGGAGCTTTCTCGGCCCGTTCCACGTCTAGCTGATAGACGTCGTATGTGACGGTCTTTCCAAGATTGGGATTGGCTTTCAACCATGTCGCTGGGTTGCCGACTTCCTCAAGTTCGTCCAGCTTGTAATGCCAGATCGAAATATGGGGAGCCTGATACTCTCCCTTGAGGATGTCGGCAAGCTCCAGCTTGATGGTGTCACCACTACCGTTTCGAACGGTTCCTTCTGAGCTGACAGCTATGATCAGGTAGTCATCCAGCTTCGAGGCACCCTGTTCGATGGCACCAATGACATCTTCACGGAGATCGCCAGATAGCCACTCATCTACAGTGGCCACCTTGGTACGAAGTCCCTGAAGTTTGTTGATCGTCATAGGACGAACTTCGAGCATCGAACCCGTCAGGAAGTTTTCGACACCCTTTTTGGTCGCAGCAAGCTTAACTCTGTTCGCTTTTGAGCCAGTTGTGTTCTGAAGTGATCCTTCTGTCAAAAATGCAAAGAGAGGACCACGACTCCGAGTGATCGCAGTACGAATCGGTGACATGACCTCTTCGGCCTGCTTCATTGTCGGAGCAGTTGTGATCTGATGCGTCGTAGAGGTGTCCACATTGAGGAAATAACTCTGCAGACAGGACTCGTAAAGCGACTTGGCAGCACCTCGAGCGACGATAAGGTACTGCTTGGTTGTCAGACGCTTCTTGATGGTCTTGTCGACGTAGACGCCACCGCGATTGTTCGGAAGAGGTTCATAGACGCTTCTGTTGACATAGTAATACCAACAGAATATCTGTTCTGCCCACAACTTGAACGTGTCAAGTAGGTGGAGATCACTTCCGTCAGTAAGCGTCAGTTCGTTTTCGCAGTATCGAATGAAACCCTCGGTAGGCCGAGGATCGTAGTAGATGTTCGGGTTGGCGATGAGTGCGTCGATTCGGTTCATCTCCATGGAAATTTCCCGATTGACCGGAATCTCACCACGCATAACCGCTTCACGAAACTGACCGTAATAAATTGGCGTTGCCGTGTTCGAAAGAGTCATCGTCTACCCTCCAATCTACTTACCAGAGGGCAGCATGTTCGGAACGAAGACCCTGGCGCCTGCCGCGGCCGCCGCTGTCCCGCCACCGCTCACGTAGGCGAGTCCGACACTGGCTACCTTGCCTACGTGCTTTCTGATGAACATACCGGTGGGGGATTCCGCGAACTTGCGGGCCTTTTCGATGGTCGCGCCGTAAGCAAGAATCTTCTTGACCTGCTGGTGACCGGAGTCGAGAAGTTCACGATGTTCGTTCGTGAGGTTATGATACTGGTTCTCCATGTTCATACGGTTGATAACCGTCTGGAGTTCCTTGTTGCTCAGAGCCCGAGTTCCATGAGCCTGGATCTTGACCTGAGCGTTCTCGACTGTTCGTGCGTCATCAGAGGCCCTAGCCCTCGCCGGGGTCGCCACTGCATGACCGGCGGGATCGTGGGTGACTCCCCACTTCATACCCTTGACGCCGTAGTGTGTCAGACTACCGGAATTGTCGGATCGATCCACTTTTCACCTTCTCTCAGGACACTCATTCGGAACTCGAGCTCCTTGATCTGTTCCTGGTACGACTGAATGACGAACGATGTACCCGGGGGATCGAATAGAAGACGAACTCGAAGGTAGACATAGGACTTCACGAAGTTGTAACGAGGATCTTCCCCGAGAAAGACTTCCCACGTGGGTCCGTCATCCTCTATCAGGAAGCCTTCGTCTCGTCCTATCCCCAACTGGTTCAGCGTGGCGAAGACCGAGTTGATGTGAAGCAGAATGTCCAGATCAAAGCTTGGGTCATCAGGAGCCAAGCCGACAACCTTCTTGACACTGTTGAGTATGCTTTGTGGCACGTGGGAAACCTCCTCTCATTTTGACGCTACCGGGTGTTCTCCCGGACGAGGCGGTTGACCTCGCGCTGAACATCGATGGGGTTGTAGCCAGCTTCCTTCAGCTTCTTGGCTCGATCGGGGTTGTTGCCCCAGAGACCGCGATAGACCTCGTTGGCGACCTGCTGAACGGTCTTCTTGCCGGTGGTCTTGTGGAGCTGACGGTCGACTTCCTTCTGAACCTTGCCGGGGTCGTAACCGTCCCTGAGGAGGGCCTTGACTCGAGCTGGACCGTTGCCGTAGTCACCGTGGATGACCTTCTTGGCGACTTCCTCGATCGACAGCTTGCCGCCCGTGTTGGGGGTGGTGGGGGTCGAGGGGGAGGAGGGGGTGGTCGCAGCCTTCTTGAAAGTGTCGAAGGCCTGCTGAGCCGCCTTGAGGATCTTCGGGTACAGCTTGTCCATGTACGGACCGGCGCAGTCGGTAGCCGACCAGTGCTTGTGGAAGAACAGGTTGTTCTTGGTGGGTCGAGCGCCGATCACGTGGTAGAACAGCCAGCCCGCAAGGCGAGCAGAGCTCTGCCAAGTGGCGTCAGCGACCTCCCACTTGGGGCCGCCGGTGATGTTGGCGTTCTCGATCGAGATCGTCTCACGGTTGCCCTGTGCATTGCCGACAGCCCAGGCGTACTCGTTCACCTTGACGTACTGCGCGACAGCCCCGGAGGAGTCGACGTCGAAATGCGCCGAAGCCGGGCGGGTCTTCCAGACGCTGAGAACGCCCTCGTGGGACAGACGGCCACCATTGTGGTGCATGGTGACAGAAGTCTTCTTGTAGCTCGTGTGGGTGACGTGACCCGTCGCACTGAGCTGGTCGATCAGATTCTTGACGTGCCGGTCGTACTTGATGGTGGCGGTCACTTGCCGTCCTCCTCAACTTCGTTGTCACCGTCGTGGTCGTTCTCGACGTCGCCCTTGGCAAAGGAGACGAAATCGCTCGGAGGGAGCTCGTCCTCAGAGTCGAAACCGGGTCCGTCCTGCGTCTCACGCTTCAGAGCCGCGGGAACGTCTTCCTCGTCGTAATGGGGCTTGTCTTCGGTCATTGCCGCCTCCTTAGAAATGTCTGTCACCAAAGCTTTGTGTCGCCTGGTCTGCGTTCAACGATCCTTCGGGGAAGAAGTCTCTCGTTGCCATAGTGGATGGCATTGTGAGTTCTGTGTGTTACGCAGATCAAATTCTCGGGATCGAGAATTCGTGGATCGCTAAGCTCGATGTCGGCTACGGTCATCGGATTCAGGTGATGAATGTAGATTGACTCGTTGATCTCGTAACCATCGATCCCTAGGTCACAACCATTGTCACGGACAATGATCGCATGACGAAGATTACGCCATTCTCTGGACCTGTAGAACTGCTGGTTTAGATAACGATCGAATCCGAACGTGGCCGTTCCGACTTCTCCGCGAAGAGCTAGGTACTGAAAGCGTTCCAACATGGTTGGTAGACGGACGAGTTCGGAATAAGTCCTATTCATCCTGAGGCTCTTCAGCGTCGTAGCCAGAGTAAGAGCGAAGTGCGGCTATGACCTTGAGATAGCCGTCTTCCATACGCTGCTGTGACTCCATGGCATCTCGCTTGGCTTTGAGTAGCGCGTTCTCACCGCGAAGACGTTCTTGTTCGAGGAGTTCGCGACTTGAGCCGAGCTTCAGGTAATGGGTTATGACCTGAGCGGAGGCTGTGCCGTCTTCCAACTGTCTCTCAGCGAGGTCCGCAGCCAAAGAGATCAGTTGGTTCTCACGACCCTCTGGAGTGGTTGCGGGCCGTCGCCTTGGACGCTGGGCTTGCGTATCAGTTCTGACGGGTTCGCCACCAGTTCTTCTATACCTAGGCATGGTTTGCACCCCCTTTCAGTTGGGTTCATGACAAGTAAGGAAGAGTCCTCCAGAGGCTTTCTCAAAGCGGGAGCCAGGTAAACCCGCCATGCCAAGTGAGAAAGCCTCAGGGGAACTCTCCCCGGGGTGAAAAGTTTGTGCGAAAAGTTCCGCCGGGGGAAAAATATAGAGGGCGGCGATGCAGAGAGGGGGTATATTTTGCGAACCCCCCCCCC